CGAATCTTTGGAGATAAAAAAAATGATGTACGGAAATAAAAAGAAAAAGATGATGATGGGCGGCTACAACAAAGACAAGCGCATGGGTAAGGCTATGGGTGGTCCTGCCTCTAAGTCTGGCTCTCAGCCTGTCTACGGCGGTACCATCGCTGACGCAATGCCTAAGGGCGGTCCTTGCTAAAATGATCTATAAGTCTAAAGACATTTTTGAATGTGAGCGCATGAAGCAAATTCCTGATAGCGCCACGCGCCAACAGCCCGTCCAAAAAGCTAACTAGAGAAAACTATGGCTGCTACCTATCTACAACTGACCAATGAACTGCTTCGAGAGTTAAACGAAGTTGTTTTAACTTCTGCAAACTTTTCGGCTGCTATTGGTATTCAGCAGCATGTGAAGGACTGTGTTAATCGCGCATACCTTGATATTGTTAACGAAGAGCCTCAGTGGCCTTTTTTGGCAGTTGCAGATAGTGGAGATACTGATCCTTTCTACGGTAATGCATACGTTGAAACTACGGCTGGTACCCGTTGGTATGAATTGAAGCCTAGTTCTGATAGCCTTGTAGATGACTATGGCTATGTAGATTGGGACAATTTTTATATTACTACCATTGGTGTAAGTGGGGCAGCAGAACCCTACACCAGCCGTAATCTTCGCTATATTACCATTGAAGAATTCAAAGACTTTCATCGCGCAGAAGAAAATAATGATGATGCTACTTCTCAACTGGGGTGAGCCTCGTCGAGTGTTTAAGAGTCCTGATAACCGCAAGTTTGGTTTGAGTCCTATTCCTGATGATACCTATAGAGTTTGGTTTTATGCTTATAATCTTCCGACAGAATTAAGTCTTTATTCTGATCAGACGGTTATTCCAAATATTTATAAGCCTGTGTTACTTGCACGGGCCCGTTATTTTATTCACCAATTTAAAGAAAACTCTCAGGCGGCTGCTTTTGCCCTTGAAGACTATCGGCGCGGCCTACGCCTCATGAAATCTAATCTCATGGAGCCTGCGCCTGACTACATGAAAGATGACCGAGTAAGGTTTGTTTAATGTCACAGCCATTTGGTATTTCATGTAAAGGGGGCTTAAACACAAATCTCAACGAGTTTGAGATGCTTAGCCAGCCTGGACGAGCTACTAGACTTCGAAACTTTGAAGTTGATACGGACGGTGGCTATCGTAGAATTAATGGCTTTACGCCTTTTGGTGGTGAAAGCGCAGTCCGCCCTAATAGCTCTAATAAAATTTTAGGCATTGCTGTTTACGGTGATGGTGTTATTGTTTGTGCTGGTACAAATATTTACTTTAGTCAAGATGGAACAAGCTGGCTTCAAATTAATAAAGCGGCTGTTAGTAATTCTGGAGATAATTATACAACCTTTACGGGCCGTGCAACGTTAGCGCGCACCAACCAGGGCCAATGTTCTTTTGCAATTTTTGAAGGCGCTAACTATGATTATGGTCAAATAGTTATTGCAGATGGTGCAAATGAACTGTATGTTTTTCGAATGGAAGGTACGGGAGCCGTAACAACTCGTACTTTTTTTGCAGAAGAAGTAGGGGTTAACGGAACTAATGGTGTAAAGTATATTACAATTCATGATCATCATCTTGTTGCTGCAGGCGTACAAAATAATTTAAGCACTATTTATTATAGTATTTATAATGATCCTACTGATTTTTCAGGTTCGGGCGCCGGTGCAGTATCCTATTACTGAAAACGTAGGCTGTTTGTCTGGTTACTCCATCCAAGAGATTGGTGGTGACTTGGTATTCCTTAGCCCTGATGGTATTCGTACTGTTGCAGGTACAGCGCGAATTGGTGACGTTGAGCTAGGCTCGGTATCCCGGCAGATTCAAAGCATCATTGGGGACATTGCAGGCTCTATAAATACTTTCACAATCGATAGTTGTGTATTAAGATCAAAATCCCAATATCGTTTATTCTATACAAACCCAACATTGGGGTCTAATGTTTCTAAAGGCATTATAGGGACTTTGACTCAAAATGGTTTTGAATGGTCTGAAACTTTAGGTATTCAGGCGCTAGGTCTAACCACAGGTTTTAACAACAACGACATAGAAAAAGCTTACCATGGCGACAAAGATGGTTATATTTATAATCATAATGTTGGTAATACTTTTTCACCCGCAAATGTTTCAACAAACATTGAAGCTATTTATCAAACGCCTAACTTAGATTTTGGGGATGTAGGAACTAGAAAGACTATTAAGTATGTTAGGATTTCTTTTAGTCCTGAAGGCGAAACGCAGCCTACTTTGCGCATGCGGTTTGATTATGATGATACTAATATTCCTCAACCTTCTGATTATGTTTTAGACTCTGTTCCGCTTCCTGCAATTTTTGGAAATGTTAATTTTGGTGCCGCTACGTTTGGAGCCACTAATGACCCAATGGTTCGTCAAACTGTAGAAGGTAGTGGAAACACAGTAAGCTTTAGAATTCGTAGTAGTGGGGCGGATGCTCCTTACTCAATTAATGGTTTGTACATTGATTACATGCCATCAGGCAGGAGATAAGAATAAATGGCTCAGGATTATACCCGACAGAGTTCTTTTAATGATGGCGATACTATTTCGGCTTCGTTGTTTAATGATGAATATAATCAGCTTGTAAATGCTTTTAGTTACTCGGGGTCTGATGTTGGGACTACGGGCCATAGGCATGATGGAACTTCTGGGCAAGGCGGTAACATTTATCGCATTGGTGACCTAGACTTCTTCAATAAGATTGAGGCCGACAGCTCTAATAACCGTTGGGGTTTTTATGTAGAAGTTGGTGGGGCGGCTGTTGAGCAGGTACGAATTCAAGACGGTGCGGTAGTTCCTGTAACCAATAATGATGTTGATTTGGGTTCTGCGTCTTTTCAGTTTAAAGACCTGCATATCGATGGGACCGCAAGTATTGATAGTCTTCAGTTATCTACTGGGGCTACGGTTACTGCTATCCTAGACGAAGACACTTTATCTTCTGATAGTGCTACGGCCCTTGCTACTCAACAGTCTATTAAGGCCTATGTAGACGCACAAGTAACGGCTCAAGACCTCGATGTTACCACAGACTCTGGCACCATTGCGATTGATTTAGATTCTGAAGTCTTTACGGTTGCGGGCGGCACGGGCATTGATACGTCGGCTACGGGCAATACGGCCACCATTGCTATTGATAGTACGGTAGCTACGCTAACGGGCACCCAGACCCTTACCAACAAAACTCTTACGTCTCCTGATATTAATGGTGGCACGATTGATGGCGCAACCATTGCTACCTCTGATGTTACTGTTGGGGCCGGTAAAACCCTAGATGTTTCTGCAGGTACCCTAACCCTTGCAGATAATCAAATCTCTGGAGATAAGGTTGAAGGCGGCACCATTGCGGCTGTTACGATTACTGACCTTGCCTCTACGACTGTTGATACTACGAACATCGAAGTTACTAACCTTAAAGCTAAGGATGGAACCGCTGCAGGCAGCATTGCAGACACGACGGGTGTTGTAACTCTTGCTAGTTCTGTTTTGACTACTACGGATATTAATGGTGGCACAGTTGACGGAACTGTTATTGGTGCGACTACAGCGGCTGCAGGAAGCTTTACAACCCTAAGCGCAACGGGGAATATTACCGTAGGAGGGACGGTTGATGGTCGTGATGTGGCTGCGGACGGAACGAAGCTGGATGGCATTGAAGCCGGTGCAACTGCTGATCAAACTGCGGCAGAGATTAGGGCGCTTGTTGAAGCTGCTACAGACTCTAATGTTTTTACGGATGCTGACCACACAAAACTAAACGGCATTGAAGCCCTTGCAGACGTAACTGACACGGCTAACGTCACCGCCGCTGGGGCCTTGATGGATTCTGAGTTGACCAACATCACCGCAGTCAAGGCGTTGAATCAGGGTGTTGCCACTACTGATAGCCCTACGTTTGCTGGCGCTACACTGACCACTACCGACATCAACGGCGGCACGATTGACGGCGTGACCATCGGC